GTCTCCATCAGTACGCCACCCGGGCCGTTTCCCATGCCACGCCCCCGGCCTTGATCTGGAAGCTGATCCAGCAGCCGTTCGCGCCCGTCGCCAGGTTCGTGCTGCCGCTCAGTTTCAGCAGCGAGCCGTGGGTGAACGTCACTGTGTAGGCCGTCGCGGTGACGTGGATGCTGAAGGTCTTCCCGGGCAGGTTCGGGGCCGCGAAGCTGGTGATGGCGACACTTCCGGTCGGCGTGAACGTGAACACCGACAGCTCGCCCAGCGTCAACACGCCAGCGCTGATGTTGGTGTTGCTCAGTGCCGTGGGCTCCACCTCCAGGTTCACCGCACCCCGGCCCATGTGCGGCACGGTGAGGGCCTTGTCCTTCGACTGCACGAAGCCCATGCCGTAGCGACCACTGCCGCTGGTCGTGTCGCTGCTGGTGCTGATGTCGCTGATCTTGTCGGTGCCAGATCCAGTCCAGGCGCCGGCCGGCTGGAAGTCGTTGCCAGACAGATCGACGCGAGGGTCAACGCCCTGCAGCTTGATGCCGATGACGTTGGCCGTGCCCGCGCTCAGGATGAAGTGGTTCTGGCTGACCACCTTCCCGGGGCCGCCGTTGGTGGCGTTGCTGCGGACATCGACGCACGTCGTGCTGGCGCCGTTGAAGGCGTAGAACACGTTGCCGGTGTACCTGCTGCCGTGCTTGCCGGCCGCCAGGCTGTCGATGAACGTGCAGTTGCCGCCGTTGAAGAAGAACAGCGAGTCGCGCACGCGGTTGTAGTTGCCCTCGTCCAACACCGCCGCGCCCTGGTCCTGGCCTTCGAAGTAGCAGCCGCGCACGGTGCCGCTCTCGCAGTCGCCCGTGAAGTGCACACCCCGGTAGAAGAACGCCAGCTCGCAGGTGTCCACCATCGGCGCGTAGGTGTAGACGCCCGACGAGCCGGCGCCCAGCTTGATGCAGGTGTGCCAGCCGGCCACGGTGGTCTTGCGCACCGTCTGCAGCCCGCCGCTGCGCGTGTCCTGCGCCGCGTGGATGCCGTTGCCGGTGCGGCCCGACCCCAGGCCAGACGCCACAGCGTAGGACGCGCCGATGATGTAGCTGCTCTTGATCTCGTAGGTTGCGCCCCAGCCGATCTTCACGCCGTCGCCGGTGCCGGACTGCGCCAGCGTCAGGTGGTGCAGCGAGGAGTTCCCGAAAAGCGTCTCCAGGTTGATGACGGGCGTGGTGGAGTCGCCCCACAGCGCCATGTGGCTGATCTCGACATCGCCGTTGCCCTCGCCCGCCACGCTGGCCTGGTAGTCCAGGATCGGCGCGTCGGTGGTGCTGTAGAACACCGTGCCGCGATTCTTGAGGGCGATGACGCCCGCCTCGCCGAAAGCATCGCCGTACATGGCGAAGCGGCATGCCTTGCCCTGCGTGGTGTTCACGCCCGGGATGGTCAGGCCCGTCACGCTGTACCCGCCAGCCGGACAGTGCAAGCGCCGGCCGCTGGTCCAGGCCGCGTTCATCGCAGACTGCACGGCCGCGGTCACGTCCAGCGCGTAGGTGTATGCCTGCACGTCGGCCACTTGGGCGCTGGTCATGAACTCGAACACCGACAAGTCGTGCCAGCCCAGGAGCTTGTAGAGCGTGGTTGCAACGGAGCCGATCGCGTTGCGCAGCCAGCCAAGCATGCCGGTGCCGCTGCTGCTGCTGGCCGTGCTCAGCAGTTCGGCCGCCAGGGCCGTCGCTGTGCCTGCCGCCGGGCTGCTGACGGATGGGTTGCCGGCCGAGTCGAACGACAGCAGCTTGTCGGCACGCGCAGCTGCGGCCGGCAGTTCGGGCAGGGCACCGACTTCAGGGACGCGCAGCGTGCGCGTGCCATCGGCGTCCGTGTTCTGGATCGCCATCCACAGGCGGTCGAAGTCGCCGTTCACGGTCTCGGCCAGCAAGTCGCCGTTGTTGGGGTACTCGGTCGACCGGACCAGCTGGATCACTCGCTGCAGCAGCACCTCGGCCCCGCTGGCCGGCGCTACCGGGACAGTCACCGTCCCGCCGGCAGGCACGCCCAGGCCGGTCAGCACGTAGTCGCTGGTCGGCGCGCCGTCGATGGTCACCACCAGATCGCCGGCATCCAGCAGGGTGAAGCCGTAGGCGAAGGACCGGGTTACGCCGTTGCCGACGTGCTGGCTGTATGGGACACCTGAACCGACCGACATGCTGCTGCCCTTTGCGTTGCGCGAAGGGCCGGCGGCGGCGTCACACCTCTAGCTCAGCCTCATACACACCAGTCCCCGGGCGCCAATCGTCGCCGCCGCCTGCGTGGCGAATCCGCCCCGATTCCTCGCCGCGCTCCACGCGCTCGGTGAAGTCCAGCCGCTCGGGCTGATCGGTCACAGCGCCAGCGCCAGCGTCCAGGTGGTCGTCGGGCTGGTTGGTCACCGCCGGGTTCCACTCGCGCATCTGGGCGGGCACCGGGCCGTCGGCCACACTCAGGTGCACCCACAGCATGCGCGACAGCATCAGGGGCTCGAAGGCCTCCAGGATCCGCTTGTTCTTCTGGGTGGTGGCCGTCACCTCGGTCACCCCGCACACCAGGCCGCGCTGCTTGAGCGCCGCGCGCAGCACCGTCGGCGCGAACCCGCCAATGCCGTTGGTCTCGACCGTCACCCGCCGGGCCCGGAACTTGGCCACCAGGTCGCAGATGGCCGACACCTGACCGCCCACGATGGTCTTGCTGTCGCGCTCGTCGAACACCGCAACCTGTCCGGTCAGCGACTCGGCCCGGTGCCAGTAGCGCACGCCGTGCTCGTCCTGGAAGACCAGCGACAGCGCCGACGTGTCGCTGCGCAGCTTGCCGCTGGATGGATCCCAGCGCAGCGCGGCGCCGACGATGCGGGCCTTCCCCAGCCACAGCTGCGGCACCTTGTTGGCAATCTTGAACTCGGGCTCGGCCGCGTAGATCGGCAGGCGGTCGGGGTCCAGGCGGATGTCGGCCAGTGGCTTCGCCTCCAGCAGGTACTGGCTGTCCCAGGCGTTCAGCGTGCGGGTCTTCTTGCGGCGCAGCGCGATCTCGGCGCGGGTGAATCGCTCCGGCCAGGCGCAGCCGGAGCAGATGTCCAGCACCACCCCGGGCGGCGTGGAGAACACCACCTCGCGGCCCTCCACCACGTAGTCGCGGTGCTCGACCAGCATGCGCGCACCCGTGTGGATGCCGGCCAGCACGTACAGGCCGTCGGCTTCAATGTCGAAGTCGAATCGGAAACGGGTGGCCCGGTCGGTCTCGGTGTAGCGCTTGACATGGGCGAACAGCGGGATCTTCAGCACCGCGGCCCCGCCCTTGATCAGCTCGGGGTAGATGGAGTCCATCGTGTGCGGCGTGCCGATGTAGGTGGCCTGGCCGCCGGGCACCAGGATGTGGGTCGAGTCGCTGATGCGGTAGCGCAGTTTCTGGCGGGCCTCGGGCGTCTCGATGTTGCCGGGCACTTCCACGTCATCGAAATCCACGTCGTCGGCCCGGGCGCCGGTCGCATTGCTGTCGACCCCCACTGCGCGCATGCTTGCATTGCGGGCGTCCTTGGCGCCGTTCACCCAGAAGCGTTTCCGGCCCGGCTTGCGCCCGGCCAGTAGCGGGGCCGTCAGGGGGTGGTTGCGCAGCACGTTGATCACGTCGGCCGTCAGCATCTCGGCGGTGGGCCCGTCGGCCGACCAGACCAGCGAGCGCCGGCTGTGGTCGCGGTAGAAGCGCCAGGCCTTGTAGCCGGCATAGATGGTCGACTTCGCCGCGCCGCGGAAGACCATCAGCACCCGCTCGGGCGCGGTGCAGGTCTCCAGCCACGTGCACACCTGCACGTGCAGCAGCGGCACCTTCCAGCCCTGGGCGCGGGCCCACATAATCCAAAACACCACGAAGCTGACCGTCGAAGGATTGCGTGGGGTGCCCATGAAATCATGCTCTCGCTGCAAGTGCCTCACGGCCGCCTTCTACCGCGACAAGCGGGCGAGCGACGGACTCCAGTCGCAGTGCATCCCCTGCGTTCGTGCTGGCCAGAAGGCATCGAACGACCGGCGCCGCGACGAAGTCCTTGCCAGAAGGCGCGCATTGCGCGCTGACGCTCCAGGCGGCAGGGTCGAAGAATCGCGCAGCTACTACCGCCGCAACGGCGAGAAGATACGGTTGCGAGTGGCCGCCTATCAGGCCGCCAACCAGCAGGCCATTGCGCAAAGCAGGCGGGCGTGGAGGATGCGGAATCCTGGCCTGGCCAAAGCGCGGGACCAGCGCGCGTATCTTCGAGCGAAGGATGTCTACAAGTCTCGGGCCGCAGCCAGGCGAGCGCAGATGTCCAGCTCGCCCGGTTACACGAAGGATGACGTCGCCAGACTGCTCCGGCTGCAGCGCGGTAGATGCGCCGTCTGCCGCATGCGACTGCAACAGTTCGAAGTCGATCACGTTGTCCCGCTGTCTCTTGGTGGCGAGCACAGCAACCGCAACATCCAGCTGACGTGCCGCGCGTGCAACCGCCGCAAGCATTCCAAGCACCCGGTTGATTTCATGCGGACGCTTGGGTTCCTGCTGTAGGCCAGGATCAGGACTTGCCGCCATGCACCGACTTGTCCCAGCGGGCTTTCTTGGTGCCGGTCTGCAGTTCGCGCAGCAGCGCCGCGGCCTGCTTCTCGGCGGCCTGCAGTTCGGTGTCGATGCCGTCCTCGGTCGGCTGTTCTTCGGCCGGCGCGCCAGGCGTGGTGCCCAGGCCAGATGCCTGCGCAGCGCCGATGCGGTTGCTGACGCGCAGTTCGAGCGCCAGCACCGAGGCGGCCGTCTTGCGCACCCAGTACAGGTCGCCGCGGGTCTGCGGATCCATCGCGCCCAGCTTCAGGCCCTTGCCGGGCCAGTGCTCGGGGTCGGCTTCGTCCAGGAACACATCCAGCAGCTTCTCGCTCAGCGCCTGCAGCTTCTCGAACTGGTCCTGTCGCATGCTCACCTCCCCGCCATGTCGGCGAAGCTCGGCGCCCGATCCGGCATGCCGGTGCCGGGCTGCCACCAGTAGTCCGCATTCCAATCCTTGCGCGCCTTCGACCGGATGCGCGCCAGGTAGCCCGGGCTCATGCTCTCCTGCAGCGCGTGCAGCCCGGCGTGGTCCAGCGCGGCCTTGCCGTACCAGAGGTTAACCAGCGGGGCGTGGCCGCGCGCGAACCGCAGCGCCTCGGCGCCGGCGTGCGTCGGCTTGCCGGCCAGGGCCTCGTCGACGTTGCCCTTGGTCAGTTCGTACAGGTCGGCCGCGCTGCCGAAGCTCGGGCCCAGCAGCAGGCGGCCGAAGCTGTCCAGCGGGCTGCGGTCGTCGGTGGTGTCTCCCAGCAGGATGTCGCCGACGAAGCCCAGGCCGCCGCCCTGCGACACGGCCCGCGTCCAGAACTTCGGCGTGGTCATGTCCACCGGATCCTTGCCGGCGACCACCTGCTTGGCCTGGAAGGCGATAGCACCGAGGGCCGTCAGGCTGACCAGCATCGCGCCGGCGTAGGCCAGCCTGTTCGCCAGCACCGGCGCACCCTGCAGTCCCTGCGGCGTGTCAAGCGCGCGGCGCCAGTGGCGGCTGATCATGGCGATGGGGAACGACTTGAACTGCATCAGGGCCCGGCCGAGTTCGCCGCCGACAGTTCCTGCCGATGCCCCGCCGCCGGTGGCCAGCGCGCGCGTGGTCAGGTCGGGGTTCAGCACCGCCACCTCGGATTCGTCCGACAGCATGCCCAGGTACTTGGCGACCACCTCGCCGGCGCGCGGGTCGTTGGTGGCGTAGATCGCGTCGGGGGTCACGAACTCGGCGCCGTTGTGCACCACCGGCTGCGCTGCCTGGATGACGGCCCAGTCCTCGGGCGTGATGCCGTGCTGCGACAGGCGCCACTGGTCGTACTCAGCCAGGTTGCCCCAGTCGGTGCCGCGCATCTTGCCGATGCCCTGCATGTGCGTGAGCTGGAAGGCTCGGCGCAGCGTGTCGGTCCACAAGTTCATCAGCGACAGGCGCATGGTCGATGCGGCGATTCGGCCAGACCACGACTGCGCCACGTTCTCGCCGGCCCAGCGATTCAGGTCGCTGATCATCGACTCGGCGATCATGCCGTGGGTGTTCATGAAGTCGCGGGTGTCGCCGGTGGCGGCCCGGCCGATGTTGGACAGCGCCTCCCAGTAGGGCAGCCGGTTGTAGCCCACCGTGGTGAAGTAGGTTCCCAGGTCGGTGATCGACGCCAGCACGGCACCCTGCAGCTTGCCGAAGGTCTCCACGTTCCGCGCGTGCGACATGACCTGCGCCATGCGCGGGTACTGTGGAGCCCCCGACGTGCCAGACAGAACCCGCCACTGCGCCTGCGCGCCCATGAGGTTGTCGCCGATCTGGCCCATGAAGGTCTGCGGCATGTTGTCGGCGCGGCGGGCCACGTCCATCTGCAGCCGCATCTGCGCCTCGGGGTTCGGGCCGTATCGCTCCACCAGGCCGATGTCCCTGGCCAGGCCACCGATGTGCCCGATCATCGCGTCGTACATGGATCCGGTGCCGAAGCGCGAGAGGTAGGCCAGATAGGCGTCGCCGTCGCTGAAGTGGATCTCGCGCGAGTCGCTGCCGCGGTTGGCCCTGGCCCCCGTGCCCTTGAACCCGCCCGGCGCGGTCTTGTTCGCTCCGTCGCTGCTGATCGTCTCCCACGCTCCGCGCAGCACGTCCAGCACCTCGGCGTCAGTCATGCGGGCACCGTCCTCCTTCAGGTAGCGGCCGCGGTCCAGCAGCGGCAGCACCTCCTGGGCCCAGGTGTCCTGGCCGGCCTTCAGCACGCGCAGCTGGTCGTGCGCCTGCGGGAGGTAGCCGTAATCGAGCCGGCCCACGTCGCCGCCGGCCGCGTTGAATCGCTGGCGCATCTCCTCGGTGGTCTTCAGCCACGCCAGCGCGCCGGCGCGGGCCTGGGCGTTGCCGGTGCCGGCGTTGCCCTGGGCGAACACCTCCAGCGCCAGGTCGCGCGTCATCACCGGGTTCTGCGCGTCGAACAGCACCATCAGCGCCTGGCGGCCAGCGCCGGCGCCCTGCTTGCTGTCGGCCGCGCTGATCAGGTCCATCAGCTGCCGCGTGTTGTCCCGCTTCACCCCGTCGATGTAGGCGTGCGTGCGCTCCATGTCGTGCACCAGCGCAGCGGTGCGGCTGGCATCCTGGCCGGCCAGCTGCTGCGCACCGATCTGGTCCTGGATGCGCACCTCCAGCTCGGCCGTCTTCAGCACCTGGGCCTGCGCGTTGGCCAGCTTGCGTGCCGCCTCGGCCTGGATGTCGCGTGCGGCCTGCTGCGCCGCGGCGAGCATGCGCTGGTCGGGCGTCATGGCGCGCCAGTTCGGGTCGGTGCGGGCCATCTGCCGCATGGTGCGGCCGAGCCGGGCCTCGATCGCAGCCTCCTGGGCCGGCGTCATCGGCTGCCGGCCGGATGCGGCGCGGGCGTTGTTGAGCTGAATCCTGCAGTTCGGGTGCATCATGCGTCCCCTATGGAATGGTCATGGTGGCAGAAGACCCTGGCGCTGGCAGCAGCGTGCGCCGCGCTGTGGGGCATTGTCCCGCTGATGGTGTGGGGCGGCACGGGCAGCTGGCGCCGGGCACTGCAGGCCTTGCGCCAGTATCTGATGGTGCTGGCAGGCTTCGCCGTGGTGGGCGGCGGTGTCGGGCTGCTGATGGTCATGGCCGGCGCCGTCGGCTGATCAGCCAGCCCCGTTCAGCAGCGCGCACTCCACCGCCACCCGCATCAGCGGCGCATCAGCGGCCAGATCGTCGGCCTCGGCCTTCGCGGCAGCCATGAAGTCGGCCATCGGCATCGGGGCGTCCATGCCGTCCAGCTGCACCTGCAGGTCGGGGAAGCGCTCGGCCACCATCGCCAGGCGGGAGTCGGCCACCGCTTTCTCGGCCACCCCGGCCACGGCATCGGCGCCGGCCAGCGCGTCGCCGAACAGCCCGCCCTGGCGCGCATCGCCCAGCGCGTTCACGCTGTCGACCATGCCGTTGATCATCTCGGCGATGCGCCGCGGCGCCCGGCTGTCAGCCTGCAGGGCCTGCAGCATCGACACCACCCCGGGCGCCGGCCCGTCGCCGAACATGCTGCCCTGGGCTAGGAACTGCTGCGCGGTGCGGCCCTCGCTGCGCAGCTGCGAGAACAGCCGCACGGCCTCCACCAGCGGGCCCGCGATGTCGGCATCCTGCCGGGCGCCGGCCTCGATCAGGTCGCGCAGCTTCGCCACCTCGGGTGCGGCCCGCAGCATGCCGGCCAGGATGTTGCGCACGTTGGCGTCGGTGCTCTCGGTCAGCATCGCCACCAGGTCGGCGTCGCCGTAGGCCTTGGCGAAGATGGCATTGCGCATGCGCTGCATGCCGGCCGCTGACAGCCGGCCGTCGGCCTGCAGCAGCTGGCCGCGCTCGGTCGGCGCCACCGCCTGCTGCACGAACATGCGGATGAAGTCTGCCGACTGCGTGGCGTTGATGGTGCCGTCGTCGTTGGCCACCAGGCCCGACAGGTCGGTGATGCGCGCGGCGTCCGACCGGGCCTGCTCGGTGGGCGACATGCCGGCCGTCGCCGACTCGTTGGCCTGCCGGGCGAACTCGGCGCGGTTCACGTCGCCCGTGCGCTCGCGCACAAGCACCGGGTTCTGCATGCCCTCGACGTCGGCCCGGGTCAGCCCGAAACGCTCGGCGTTGTCGGCCAGCCAGGCGCGGTAGGCGTCGGCCTTGCCGGCCTCGTAGGCCCGCCGCAGCGCGATGGTGCGGGCGTTGCCGGATTCGACCACCGCGTCGGGACCGACGATCGGCGCGCCGTCGCTGGCCTTGACCGACTCGCCCAGCAGCGCCGGCTGCAGGTTGTTCTCGATGCGGCTGATCTGCTCGGCGCTGGCGGCCCGGGCCCGGTCGCGCGGCTGCAGCTCGGCCGGGAACGCCGGGTTCGGCGCCAGGTCGTTGGTGTGGCTGGTGGTCAGGTCGCTGGCTTCAGCCAGGCGGTAGCGCAGGGGGATGTTGAGGCCGCGCTCGGTGACTGCGGCGGCGTCTGCCCCGCTTGGCCCGGTCAGGCCGCCGGCTTGTCCTGGGTCGTTGCCTGCCGCAAGGCCTGCACGAACGCCGGCCCCAGCTTCTTGTCGAACTCCGCCAGCTGCTGCTGCTCCGGCGTCAGCTTGACTGCGGGCGGGTGGCTCTTTGCCTGTTGCGGTGGCAGCTGCATCACGGGCTTGATTGTCGCTCAGCCCAGCGGCTTCCACACCGGCGGGTCGTCCGGCGTCGGCAGCACCGGCGGCGGCTTGGGCGTCTCCTGCGCCTCGCGCTGGCGCTGCTGCTTCAGGGTTCGCGGCTTGGGGGGTGGTGGGCGCATCGGGCTTGAACTGGTCCAGGCTGATCGGCGTGATTGTCACGTCGCGCTCGGGCATCCACAGGATCTGCACCGTGTGGGCGCGGTTGCCGGTGGCTGCGCCGCCGATGTGCTGGAAGCCCGCATATCCCTGGGCCTCCAGCCGGTAGCGGATGCCGTCGAACACCTCTTGCACGTCGTCGCGTGACAGCCCGTTGTTCCGCGACTCGGCGCGGTACTCGTCGTACACCTCGCGCAGGGTCGTCAGCGGGGCGCCAGTCTCTCCGTTCTCGGTTGGAAAGTCGTCGCCCATGTTGTCGCGGGCGATCTGCTCAACCTCGGGTGACATGGGCCGCTCCATGTCGTAGAGCCTGGCGTCTTCGCGGACGCGGACCTCGTACAGGGCCGCATTGCGGCCGCCCTTCTTCATGTAGCCGGCGGCGATGTCGGCGGCGTCGGTGGTGTAGAAGCCCTGGCCGTAGATGTTGCGGCTGTCCCCGCTCAGGGCGTACTCGTCGCTCAGCGCCGCGATGGGCTTGCCGGTGCCGTGCAGCCTGACCCCAGTGCCGCGGGTGTCGATGAAGACCTCCCCGGCCTTGTTGGTGACGGTCGGCCGGGCGTCTGCTGCTGCTGCAGCGGGCTGCGCGGCGGCGGCCTGCGCATCGGTGGGGCGGGCTTGGGCCTGCAGTTCGCGGATAGCGGCGGTGATCTGGTCGGCCCAGGTGGCGTAGGGGCTGTCGGTCAGGCTGCCGGTGGTGCGGTCGAAGGCGCCGGAGTTGCCGATGGCTGACTTCACCTGCTCGGGGTAGAAGGCCACCACCTGGCCGGAGCGCATGTCGACCACGCCGTCATAGCCACGGCGGATCAACTCGGCCCGCGCGTTCTCCTCGCCCCTCCACGACGCCACCTGCGAAGCCTCAGCAGCGCCGGCAGGGTTCTTGATGCTCACGTAGACGGGCATCACGTTGGCCGGGCCCTGGCCGCGATAGACGGCGTAGTCGCTGGCGCCGTTGGCTTCCGGGGTCAGGTAGATCCCGCCGCCGAACTCGCCGCGCTCGGACACCTGGAACTGCATGATGTCGGCGCCGGTGCCGTGGTACAGCACCATCGGCGCCCCCTCGGGCGTCACCAGCCGGCTGCCGTCGAACCACGCCCGAAACTCTGGCGTCTCCACCGTTGGCAAGCGCGGCGCCGGCGCCAGGTCGGCCACCTGCACCGGATCGCCGGCCGCCAGCTGGTCCTCGGCCCGGCTCAGCGCGGCCTCGTGCTGGTCCATCGCCCGCAGGTTGTCCGGTGCGCCCGGGTTCGCCGCGGCCCGGCGCTCGGCCAGCAGCACCACGCGGGCCGCGTCCACTGCCTCGGTCGGGTAAGCGCGCACCGCTTCGGCGATCGCGCTGGGCCTGCTGGGGAACGGCGCCGGCGGCGCGACGGGGTCGGCCGGCGGCACGGCATCGGCGCGCGGCGGCAGGTCGGGCAAGCTGGCCGCGGCGCGCTGCAGCTTCTGCTGGCGCAGCCCGTAGGCCGCGAAGCCGGCCGGCAGCAGTGTCGCCACCGCCAGGCCCACCGGGTCGAACGGGTCGAACTGCTCGGCCTGCCGGTCATAGCCGGCGCTCTGCAGGATGTGGCGCGTGGCCGCCTGCTGGGCGACGAACCCGCCAGGGCCGCCGATCGCGTACAGCCCGGCCGTGCCCAGCGCGGTCTGGCCGACCACCGGCAGCGCGGCTGCGGCCAGCCCCACGCCCTGCACCATGCCGGCCTTCGCCCGCGTGGTCACGTCCACGCCCTGCAGCCGCAGTTCATCGGCCTGGGTGACGCCCTCCTCCAGCCCCGCCAGCCCGATGCCGACAGGGCCTGCAGCCAGACCGCCCACCACCACCTTGGACGCGCCGCGCGTGAAGCCGAACAGCAGCTGCTCGGCCGTG